TCCACTTCGCCCCGGTCTTCTCACACCGGATCGTAACGTCTGGGAAGAACAGAATAAACCCGGTCGGCTCTCGGAGCGTGTAAAAGTTGTCGCCGTCGAAAGCCCCGCCGCCGGTGGGGGTTTCGGTTGAGGTGATAGCGAGGGCCGCGCGGATACGCCGCGCCCGCTGGTCCCAAATCGCGGTCGCCCACCCGGCTCCGCGCGCCTGAATCATCACCGGCGGCTCCCCGCGGGAAACGTCGCCCGCCGCCACCGTAATAAACGCGCAAGAATGTTTATAGGCCGACGTGATAGCCTGAGACAGTTCAACGGTGAAGTTATTCGCCGCCAAAACGTCCCCAGCCTCGAAGGGGTCCACCACGCCGTCAAGGCTAAAGCCTTCGAAAACGTGTTTGCGGGCCAGCGCGGATACGGCCTTTTGAGGCCACCCCAAAGCCGCCGACACGTTCTTCATTTGCGGAGGGATACTGATGCCCATATCCTGCAGGCCACGGTGCCCGTTGTAGTAAACGTCGAGTAGGCCGTTTTTTGCCTGTTTTTGTGCGAGCCGCTGCCACATGGTCTTAGCGTCCGCGGTCTCGCTATCAGATAGGCCAGCAATTAGCGGGAACCCATTAAGATTCACAGAACGACCACCTTTCGTTTACGTCGTTTCACAGTGACCGGCTCTCCGCCTTCCACTTTTACAGTTTCAACCATTCCACGCGGGCGGCGCCGGGAAGTACGGCACGCCCAAAAAGCAAACGTCACCGCGTCCAACATGGCAACCGTATCCCCTTCGGGGGCTTGCCAGCCAAACCCACCGGTTTTCCCGATCTTCCGTATAGTAGCGTTTTCCACCTCACGGTTCAGCTCGTCATCCCCGCGGTGCACCACGCGAACCGCGCGTACGGCCTCTAAAAACATGCTATGCGCGGTAATCGCTTGGTCGGTCGAAGGCGTCCACACAACACGCTCACGCACCCCCGCAGCCCGCAACCGATCCACAAGATAACCTGCCCCGGCTTTGCCCTCAATAACGATCTGCTGCGTGCCTGCAAGCCGCTCTTCGTCCGTCAAGAATTCAACAAGCCACTCCAAGCCCTCCGCGGCGCTACACAACCGCACACTATCCACAAGCACGGTTTCTTTATCCAGCTTGGAAGCGGCCGCCAAAGCCACAAGGCTCCCATCCGCCGTGAACTTCACAGCAAACGAACGCGTAGGCCCCGCCGCCATGCCCGGCGACTGGCACGCCGCCCACACGTCCCACGGTATAGCAGGCGTGCCCTTCATGACGCGATCCCACACGCCCAAAGCCTCGCGGCGAAAATCATCCGCCGACAACAAATTCCGCATACGCTGAATACTCTGCTTACCCGTACGGTGCGGGTAAGACGGGTTCGCCTTCGCAACCTGCTTCCAATCCACATGCTTAGGCTTCCACCCACCCGGGTTCACGTCATCATCAGCCGAAAACTCTACATACAAAATATCCGGGTTCCCGCCCAAAGCGTCCATGCGGGAATTCATGAAAACCTCGCTCGGATCCTTCGGGCGCGGCGGCGTCCCCGTCATCAACACAAGACCATTAGCCGAAGCATTCATGGCAGGCACCATGTCCGACATAGCATTTTCTGAAAGAATCTGCGCCTCGTCAAAAACCAAAACATCCACGCCCGCAAAGCCACGGCCAAAACCAGACTCGCGGGCGCCAAAAAGAATACGCGAGCCATTACGGAAAATGACGGCCTGCTCGCCGTTCGCCGCTCGGACTGTCAGCACGAACGGGGCGACCGCCGGCTTCATACTCATACCCCGCATAGCGGTAAAAGTTTCGTTCGCCGTTCGCGTCCGGTGCGCCGTCCACAAAACCGTTAACCCCGGGAAAAGAATACACAGCGCGTAAACCGTCCAACCCACTAGGTGGGTTTTGCCTGCCTGCCGGGGGATCGAAATAACCGCGCTACCCTCACCTGCCGCGTATTTCCCATCCGCCCGCTTCGCTAGAATCAACTGCCCTAGTTGGTTTTGCCACGGGTCCATACTCACGCCGAGTTTTGCGAGCTGCCGTGAGACGGCCCCCCAGCCGGTGGAAACAATGCCGGCGGGAATATTGAGGCGTGAGGCGATTTTAGACAGTCGCGGGGTCGAAGTCTTCGTCCGAGGTGTCAATATTACCGGCCTCGCGTTCCTTCTCTTCTGCTTCGGCTGCCTTAATTTCGCGCCCGATCTCTAGGAGGCGCTTGGACAGCGAAGCAAGGTCGCGCGCAGGGGTTTCCGGATCGTCAAGCGCGCGGGCGATACGCTCTTGCAAAGCTAGAAGAAGGTTTTTTTCATTCCCACTCGTCGCCGCCACCGTCACCGCGGCCTCCCGAGAGGCCAAAGCGCAGCCATTTTCGTCGATTTCGTAGACGGTAGGCATATCGTGACCTCCTTGCGGGCCTTTTGGGAAAAAATTTCGGGGAGATATGTCGCTATATCGCGGGGGCGCCGATCAGGCTGGGGGAGGGGTATCCGCCCCCTTTTTGTCAATAGCGACACGCTTTATTGTAGCTTATGTGGGTTTTTGGTGTGTGGTTTGTTTTTGTGTTTAATCGTGTTTGTGGTTTGTTTTTACCATTGCGCGCGGTTGTCTGTGGGTTTCACTGCGTAAAGTTTGTGCCTGTTTTTGCGGGCGTTGCCGGTTATGGCTCCGAGTTTTTGGTTGCATTGTCGGCAGATTACGCGGCCGTTTTCTAGTGTGTCGGTTCCGCCTTGTGCGTATGGGATGATGTGGTCGGCTTCGGCGCTGTTGGGTTGGCGTGGTGTGTGGTAGTTGAGGGGGATGCCGCATAGGGGGCAGGTGGTTTGGTTTTGGTTTTTTGCTCGTGTGATGACTCGGGTGCGCCATTGTTTGTGGCGTGTGGTTCCGGTGCGGCTGGTGGTCATAATGCTTGGGGGGTGGGTATGTTTTACCCCCGGGGGTGTGGCGCAGGCCCCCCGGGGGTGGTTATAAATCTTTCGATTTATATCATGCTATCAGTCTCCAGTGTTGTGGTCTAGTTTTTGCCCCGCGCGTGTCGAGGTGTGAAGTATTCGGAATTTCCGAACGGTTGGCTTAGCTTTTGTGTCCGCGCGTGTCGAGGTAGTCGATGAGTGCTTGGATCGTGATCCGGAGTTCCCCTTCGCTTTCAACGTGGGGTATGTGGTTTTTTTGTATGGCTTTGTAGATAGCGGCTTTCCCGATGTGGGCCTCGGGGTTTATGAGGGTAAGGCCTTCTCGCGCCGTGGGGACTGGTAGCGGTTTTGTGAGAGCTAGGGCGATCGCGTTTTCGCTGGCTTGTTCTACTGCTTCCGGGTAGTGGCAGTTTGGGCAGTGGGTGGTTGCGTGGGGGTTTCGTGGGGTTGGGGTGGTGTATGTGGTTTGGCAGTTTGGGCAGGCGCAGATTGTGAGCGTGCGGGGGCTGCGCGCGGGGTATGTTGCGGCGAGGAGCTGGCGGGCTATGTTTTGTATTTCTAGGATCATTTGGGGGGCGTGTTCCCATGTGGGGAGTTTTTCGGGCTTGAGGCAGAGGGTGAAGGTGGCTTGCAGTAGCGAGTTCGTGTAGTGGGTGCGTGTGAGGTTTATGTATTTTCCCCACCGCAGCGCCCATTGTGTGAGGGTTTTTTCGTGTTCTTGTAGGAGGGTGAGGAGGGTGAGGTTGATGGGGGTTGCGGGCGCGTAGGGGTGGCGTGTGGGCGTGGTGGTGGGGGTGTATGTTGCGGCGGCTAGTTCGTTTTGGGCGTGGCATATGGCTCGGAGGTTGTCGAGGTGCTGCCCGGCTGCGTCGGGGTGGATGGTTTGGTTGTTGTGTAGGGGTTTGCCTGTGATGGGGCAGATGGGCGCGGGGGTGGGCATGTTGGTTGTTTCCCCTCTGTGTGTTTAGTGGTGGGCTTGGATGACGACGCGCGTATATTTTCGCACATTGTCAATGACAAAATCGGTGGTTACTTTACGGCCATTAACGCGGGTGGTTTCGGCGAGTTGGCTACTGAAGCCGATTATTTTGAATTGCTGGGGGTTGTGGTGGAGTAGGTATGTGATGGGGACGCCTATTTGTCCCGTGTAGTCGGCGGGGATTTGTTTGAGTCGGTCGCAGTTGATTGCTTGGGGGTAGTTGTCGTATGTGGGGTGGGTTTCGGGCGTGTACTGTGCGGTTAGCTGTAGTGGGGGGGGCGTGACGTCATGGGGCTGGTTGGTGAAGAATAGGATGTTGCCGAGCCTCGCGTAGCGTTCGCCTTCCTCGGTTTCGTATTGGTCGGTGCGCGTGTTGATTTCGTGCATGATGCGGAAGGTCATTTTACCTTCGCGGTGCGTGGCGCCGAGACGGATAAGGCCTTGGGCGAGGTAGGGGGACATTTGTTTAGCGCACATGGTGTTCAGGTTGCTGATCGCGATGAAGTTTTTGCGGGTTTCGATTAGCTGGGTGAAGAATACGCGGGCGAGACTAAACGGCGGGTTGGTAACAATAATGTCCGACTGTATCCATACGGGTTGGTTGTCGGGGTGCCTAAAGTCGCCGTTGTTGTCGAGTGGGGTTTGGGTGTTTTTGGGGTGTTGGAGGAGCGTGTGGAGGTTGGTGGTGTTTGTGGGGTTTCGTGTGATGGTGGTTAGGGTGCTTGTGGCGCCCGGCGTGTAGTGGGTTGCGGTGAGTTTGCGGAGTTGTAGGCGGTTGAAGTTTTGGGTGAAGTAGGTGAAAAATTTGCTTTTCTCGGGGTCGTCGCAGGGGAGGTGTACGTGCTTGTTGGTGAATATGGTGGTGGGGTAGTGGGTGAGTTCGTTTTCGATGTCTTCGAGGAGCGTGTAGTATTCGTCGTTTTTTTCTTGCTTTGCGCGGCGCAGTGCGGTGTTCATAGTAGGGGGTTCCTCGCGTGGGTGGGGCGGCTAGTTTTCGTCGTCTGGGCGGCTGCCAGTTAGCAGGCTTACAAAGTCTTTGAGTGTCATTGTTACCCACTGGTCGCCGGCTTGTCCTTTGCCGTGGCGCTTGTGGCAAATTACCGCCGCGGTGGCGTCGTCGTTAAGGCGTTCAATCTCGGCTTCGGCTGCCCATGTGGCGAGGCTGGGGCGGCTTGTGTTTTTACATTCAACAACGATGCGCTTTGTCATGTGGCGGAGGCCGGTGATGTCGCCGCGGTCTTTAACGCCGTTCCGGGCGCGGCGTTCGATCCGGTCGTCAACATGTGTGGCGAGGTATTCGGCGACCTGCTTTTCGAAGCTGCTGCCGGCTTTTTTCGCTGATGTACGGTTGCGCGTCATTTCCGGGGGTTCTTTCTTGTGGGGGTTTGGTAGGACTGGATTAGCTGGGTGATTCGCTGGTCTGTTTTTAGTGTAGTGACTTTATGGTCGCTTCCGGGGGTGATTTGGTCGAGTAGGTCTATTTTTTCGGTGAGGATCCTGTGGATGATGGGGTCTAGGGTGCCGGCGGCTACGAGGGTCGTGATGGTGACGGGGCGGGTTTGACTGATCCGGTGGATGCGGTCTTCGGCTTGGGCGACGAGGGCGGGGGTCCATTCGGTTTCGACAAAAACCGCGTCGCTGGCGTGGGTGAGGGTGAGGCCAACGCCGGCGGCCGTAATGTTTGCTATGAGCACTTCGATTTGGCCGGCTTGGAACTGTTGGACGATTTGGTCGCGCGTGCGGTTGGGGGTGGCGCCGTCGTATACGGCGACGGTGTGCCCAAGGTGTTCTAGCTGTGTTTTGAGTTCTTGTGTTACTTGTCGGTGTATGGTCCATGCGATTATGGGGCGCCGGGTGCCTTGTAGGTGTGTGTGGATGTGTTCGGCTGCGGTGGTGGTTTTTGCGAGGCCTGTTGCTCGGCGGAGGCGGGCGATTGTGGTGAGGAGCTGGGTGTCGCTAGTGGTGTCGACGCCTTGGCAGATTTCTTTAACGTAGCTTGTGTCGACGTCGATTGTGATCGCTGTACGGGTTTTTGAGGGGAGTTCTGTTAGTACTTGGGTTTTTGTGCGTCTGATCCATGTTGTGGCGTCTAAGCGGGCGTGTAGGTCGGGGAGCATGGAAGGGCGGGGTTCCCAGTCGCCGAAGTAGTTTTGCGTGCAGTAGGTGTCTACGTAGGGGGTGGGGTAGTTGTGGAGGGTGTGGGTTGCTTTGAGGATGGGGAGGAGGTCTAGGGGGCTGCTGATGATGGGGGTGCCTGTTAGGGCGTAGACGGTTGGGGTGTGGTGGGTGAGTTTGAGGAGGTTTCTGGTTCTTTTGCTGTGGGGGTTTTTGTAGCGGTGGGCTTCGTCGATGATGATGAGGTTGGGGTGCCAGTTTGTGAGGGTTTGGGTGAGGGTGGGGGCGTTTTTTGTGCTGAGGAGGCTGTCGGCGAGGATGAGGATGCCTTTTTCTGGGTGGGTGGTTTTTTTGTGGTTGGCGGCTGTGATGGTTTGGGGGGGTGTGGTGTGGTGGTGGTGGGTGTGTATTTGGGTGCGGGTGGTTTCGTTTTGCCAGTTGGTGGTGAGGCTGGGTGGGCAGATGATGAGGGTGCGGGTGGGGTTGGTGATTGCGGTTGCGAGGAGTGCTTGGATTGTTTTGCCGAGGCCGGGTTCGTCGGCTAGGAGGCGGCGGGGGGTGTATGCGAGTTGGAGGGCGCCCGCGAGTTGGTAGGGGTAGGGGGTGGGTGTGAACCATGGTTGGTTTTTGGCTTGCTGGGAAGTGGGTTGCGGGGTGGTTTGTGTGGTCATTTTGGGGTCCTTTGGGCGCGTGTTTTTTGGGGTGTGGCGTGGGTCTCTTTTGGGGTCTTGTGACACTTTGTGACACTTTTTT